CATTAACCACAAGGACATTTTCTTTAGCTCTTTATCAATATCAATGCCGTCGTATGTTTCTTGAAGTTGTTTTAGTATCTGAGAATCAAGACCTTGGAACTTATTAGATTCACGGTCGAAGAACACAGAATTGCGATTATCTTTAGCCATTTCCTATACACTTTATTTTTTAGGTTGGGATAATTACACACTTCTGGTAGTGTAGAATTGCTTAGTATCTATACCCCCAAGGTGCATGCTATCCTAACGAGGAGCATTACAGTGTTCCTCGTTTCATTTCATCAAGCTATATCATAGTAAAATTTGCTGCAATCATTTTTTGTAATCTTTAGGGATTCGTTTTGTTATATGTTCCCTAGTGCGCCTGAAAACTTCTCTCAACCTTTCGCCATCCTGATAACAAAATCTACAGGCATTTCTGATTAAATCCTGCGCTGTAACCAATTTTCCACTGTAGCTAGACTCTAATGATGCTATCTCTTGGATTTGTCTGTATTCTTCTTCTTCAAACCTAGTAGAAACAACTAAGCTATTCTTAAAAACTGCCGGCCGTGCCATTGAACCTCCTATCTATATGCCAACAAAATAATTAGTATACCATATCTTGACAAGAACAATAAGGTGAGCTATCAATCATTTTATTAAGTTCAATTTTTAAATATGGAGATTTATGGAAAATATTCGCAGCGAAACATGGAAAGAAGTGAAAGAAGGATTGTGGGATGCATTAAAAATAGTAATATATTCGGCTCTGGGATTAGGTCTGTTTTTTGGAGCAGGTTATGTCTACCTCACTTGCTTCCACTAACATCCCGCGGGTAACAGAGATCCTTCGCCCGTTTACAAGCTACGACCAAGTACCAAAAGAAATCCTCGAGAGAGCTGCCGCAAGGGGAACATCAGTGCATGCTTTGTGTGCCGGCATCGCTAAAGGTAACTGGATTCCTGATGGCATGATCGGTGAAGAACTGTTCGGTTATGTGCAATCTTTTAAACAGTGGGCAGCAGCACAGGTCAAGGAATTCGTTATTATAGAAAAGCGATACACAGATGGAGAAAAGCGATTCACAGGACAGTTGGACTTCGTAGTGAAATGCACGGATGACAAGCTGTACTTGGTTGATTTAAAGACAAGCGCAAGGCCTCAAAAAACGTATCCAATTCAAATGAGTGCCTACGAGGAATTGCTGCTTCAAAATGGCATACGAGTAGAAGGAACGATGCTTGTTTATCTGAATAAAGAAGGCGAGTTTCCAGATATAGATTTAATGGGAAACCTGCGAAGTGAATTTATGATATTTTTATGTGCAGTTAAATGTTATGAATATTTTAAAATAAGGAAAAAGAAAGATGGAGCCAACAGTGAAAAATGTATACCAGAGAATCCTAGCAGTGATGTCTGAGCTTGATTATATCCAAAAGGGTACGAAAATGTTAAACAATCAATATCGATATGTTTCTCACGACCAAGTCACGGCATCGATTCATCCTTTATTGGTAAAACATGGCATTGCAGTGATTCCTACCGTTAATAAATACACCCAAGAAGGGAATCGAACTACAGTAGAAATAGATGTTTTTTTTGTTAATGCAGACAATCCACAAGATCAATTTAGTGTGAAGTCTATCGGTTTTGGTGTAGATCCGTCAGATAAGGGGCCTGGTAAAGCAATATCCTACGCATTTAAACTGGCCTGCCTGAAGACATTCTGCCTTGAGACAGGTGAAGATAGCGACCATGACCAAAAATCGCGCTACGAGGCTCCTAGATGCTTAGAATTCGATTTAGCGATACCTTTATCATTCACAGAAGCAGAAAAGAAGCGATTGAACAAGTTCCTTATCGAATCGGCTGAAGCGCAAGGCAAACATGTAGAAGAAATAAAGGCCAGCGCACTGGGTAAGATGGAGCAGTTTCTTGAGGTATTTAAAAAATGGAGTGGTAAGAAATGAAGATAATTCTAATGGGTATTTGTATAATGATGTTAGCCGGCTGTGCAGCAATCTTGCCTCCATTGATAGAGGTTGTCGAAGAAGCCATTGTGTTAGAAGCAAATGAAATAGAATCAAAGTAAGGGGTTTCGCGAGATTCCCCTTTTGTATTATTTCTTGTTTGACTTTCCTGCCTTATTCATTGCGATAGCTATTGCTTGCTTTTCTGGCTTGCCGGCTTCGCGTTCTGTCTTTATATTAGATGAAATAGTTTTTTGACCTGATCCTTGTTTTAGAGGCATTGTTTTTCCTTTTGTTTATGTTCCGATAAAATATCCTGCAAATGAAGAAGAAATATTAGAACCAAATGCACCACCACCAACACTTACAGTTTGAGTTGTTTTCGCTGCATTAACTAAAATATTTACCGTGTCTCCTGCCGTCATAGGGATAATCCAAGAAGCTGATGAGAAATAATTTCCTGAGCCATTGACTGATCCTGATCCAACACTATAAGTGAATTGATCGAATGCCGAACCTTGAATTGCTATAAGAATTGAAGTAGAAGTAACATCTAATCCTTCGAGGGCTATATTTGCTGTAAAATTATATAGACCTGTTTTTGGCGCAGTGAAATTACCTGTTCCTGTGTTAAATGCAGTTCCATCGTTTCTTTGAGTTGAATCGAATAAAACAGTATAACTAACACCATTTCCTGTGACATTTGTTTTATTAGCACTACAAAAAGCATAAAACGCTGTGGCAGATCCCCCTGGAATTGGAGCAACACCCATTTGTCCTGTAGTACTATCAATAGTTACCATTTCGCTATTAGAAGTGGTGACACCTACAATACCAGCAATAAAGCATTCATCTATTTCGAACTCACCTGAACCTTGTGTGCCTAACCTCATAACATTATTATCACCAGGAACACCAGCATTTCCTACGACTGTATTGTCGGATTCTGTAGTATAGTTTGATCCAGATTGATTTCCTCCTAGAGTTGTATTCCTAGATCCTGTAGTTAAAGACTGAGCATTTTGTAATCCAAAACTACTATTTCCTGAGCCTGTAGTTAATAATGGTAAAGTCCCATAACCGTAGCTACAATTTCCTGAACCTGTAGTGATAACATTAAGATTACCATATCCCAGAGAAGTATTTGAAATACCTGATTGCGTTAAAGAACCTGAATTTTTACCAAGACAGGTATTGAAATTTGCATCAGTTACATTAAGTTTTGATATTGTTCCTGAATTAACAAACTCCACAGAAGAACCAGAATTATTGGCTGTATTATCGGCATAGATAGTCACCGTGCTTCCGGTTATTGATCCTGTATCGCCATTGATCGTTTGTATGCTACCACCACCTCCGCCTCCTGAGCCTATTAGTGAACCTGATTGACTCATTATGACCTCCTCGCGTAGATACCTTCGATATACACTGAGCCTAGACTTGGTGAACCGGAAGATTTAACATAAAATTGAGTACCGATTGCCATTACGAAATCATCTAAAGTCGAAACTGGAGGTGCATTCGTAGATAGGTCCCAAAGAAGAAATGTCTTGGTAGGCAGATAGAAGTTGTCGGTCGTTCCATCTGCACTAATAGTCACATCTGCATCGGTGGTATTAAGTATGCGAAACTCACGCCAGTTCTGAGTCAAAGGAGACCCCACTGTTGCGTAAGTTCCGGTAATGCTTCCAAAGGCCAGTGACCTCAGAGCATCGAATCTTGATACTGCCATATAGCCTCCTTAAGTCAGTGTGATTGTTCCGCTATTGTCAGTAATAACCCATGTGGTGTTTGCAACGACGCATTGGATTGCCATAACCTGAGCTGCTGCGGTTGCTGAAGCTGCGTTACCTGTTGTGACTGTAGAGCTGCCTGCTGGTCCCCATATGATTTGCCCTGTCGTGTAGGTTACTTTCCATCCGCCAGTGTTCAGAGCACTCCCAACGATTTTAATAATGTCTCCTACCGCAGAAGTTGCAGGTAAAGTAAATGTTGTTAGCGACGCATTATTAGCAATGTAGGTATGTCCCGATGTCATGGCTTGTGTTGTGCCGGCTACTGGGGTTACTATGAGCTGAGGTGTTGCTGTTTGGAAACTTGGATCAGCAGAAGCGCCCCCAGAGACTAAGAATTGACCTACAGTACCTGCTGTTGTAGAAGCTACGTTAGATGCACCTTCGCCGATAAGAACACCATGAGCAGTGGAACCTGTGATTGCCAAGGTAGTCGCATGAACTGGTCGAGGTGTAGTGCTACCAAATCCCAGAACAGGTGGAGAAGCAAAGTCTGCTGATGCCGCTGCTGATAAGGTCGCAGGCGAGATATATTTGTAATTGATGGTACCCGCTTCGGCTTCGGCAATAGTGGCTGCTTGTACTTCGGAAGGTTGTGTATATGGCGTACCGGTAACTCGTGGTGGGTATCCGGCGTGACCTAGTGGATTTGTGAAAAGTCCCATGTGATTCTCCTTTTAAAATAATTTGTTGTCATTTTAGGCAAAATTTTTTTAGTTGCAGTTATATTTGTGTTTTGTTATAGTGTTAAAAACAAAGGAATTAATTATGTCAATTGTAGGTATTCTTTCTGCTGCGTTCTTATTATGGGTTATGGAAGCTATGGATTAGTCTTCTTCTTCGTCTAGTACATCTCCCAAGTGTTCCCATGCTGCTAAGAACTTAATAGGATCATTCTGATGCTTTGCTGCCTGTTTCCAAGCTCTGCGCACTGCTGGACTGGTTGCCATCTTGGTTAATAGCTTCCTGCCTACAAGGGTAATTACTGTGTTCGGTAAACCAAGTTTCATAAGAGCAAATACACCCATTGCAGCCTTCGGTGTTAGACCTAATGCATCGGCAAACCAAGCATTCCATTTCTTCATCTTTGCTTGAACTGGAAAGTCTTTAGCCGCCATTCTTTCTAATAACTTCTGTCCTTTCTCGCCGGTTGTTTCCTTCTTGCGACGTACACCTGTTTCAATGGCTTCTTCGCCTGCTTTTGCTACTTTTGGCTTTTTAATATTTTTTGCTTTGGTCTTAGCTATTAGATCTTTTCCTCGTTTGGCTTCACTTTTAGTTGGAATTCTATCAAGCATTTTTACATTTTTATCTAATACATTCACTTCAGCTTCTAATCCTCTAAAGAATTGGACTGCTTCTTCGCCTCCTAATTCTCTAAGGTTATTCATTGCTGCTGCATCTTTAAGAAATGGTTTTAGCTTTTTAACATCAATCACGCCGGAAGGAGAAGTAATAGAAGAAATCATGTCGTTTAATGTCTGCTTTTCAAGATATTCTTTTACTGGCGTCCAATTAGGACTGTCTTTAAATGTGTCTTTTATTATCTTTTGACCTTTCTGAGTCTTCCATAAGTTCAATGTTTTCTCTGGTCTTGCGCCGGTTGTAAATGCATTACTCATGTCATTAAGAATACCCTCTTGCGTTTGTTTTTTGCGGAACTGAAGATTATGAGGGTTCTTTGACTCGACAATATCCTTGGCTATCTTCCTTGTATCGGCTGATAATTGCTTCTGCATTTCTCGGTATGTCTTTGCAGCTTTCTCGTAGTTCATTTCATTCATTTTCTCAAGGATTTCGCGCTCAATCTGTAGCATTTGTTTCGGAGATAACACATTGCGCATATCTTCCACTGCTGTAGGTGACTTAATCGCTTGTGCAGCTCTTTCCCCTGCTTCTTTTTGTCTAATAGCTCTTATCGAGTCCTTGTTATACAGATTAGCTACTCTCGCATGTTCAGCTTCAGCAAGTTCATATGCAGTTAAGGCATCAGGGTTTGCTTTCAGTCCTATACGTACATCCTGTTTAATTGCTGCTGCAACAGGTTTAAGTATGTTCTTCACAGTAGGATCAATTGTTTCATAATTAATTAAATTATTTACTCTGCGTCCAAGTTCAATACTATTAGCCACTGGAACTTCACCATTCTGTACTATTAATTCAATTGCCCCTCTCTGACCTTTAGGTGCTGGCGCTCTTTGAATCGTATAACCAGAATCTTCGAGAATTCCCTCTAACTTATTCATAGTTGATTCGTATTCGGGCGGCTTAGTTTTTAATGGTTTACCTGCTGTAGGGCTTTCTAATTTCTTTAATTTGTTTCCTGCTTCTTTTGCAGTACCTTCAGGATTATGCATTATTCCTTCTGCTGCTTCTTCTGCTTCGGTATATAACGGCTTGTAACCTTCTCTAGCTTCATGAAGGTTTTTTTCTATATCTTCTTTGATCCCAGTACCTAATTCTTGCTCTGAAGGCGCTCTTTCTCCGATTGTCTCTATCTGTTTCTCTATTGCGGAATTTTCCAGTGCTTCGGCTTCGTAAACAAAATTTATATTCTCTGGTTGGTATGCTTCGGCGTTGTATCGTGTTTCCTGAATCAATGGGGTTAATTTCTCTTGTGTGATCTTCTTACCCTTGAGATCTTGTGGTGAGACCGCCTCTTGTGTGAAACGCTCTTGTGCTAGGGTTTCTATTGGTTCTTGAGCCTTAGATGCTACTTTCAGTTCTCTCGTCGCAAGCTCTGGTTCTTTCTCAAGGATTTCAAGCGCTGTCTGTGCTACTTTTTCTGGCTGGTTAAGATCAACACCCGAATCCTTTATCTTTGTAACGACATTATCTAAAACCTCATAGGCTCCTTGCTTTCCACCTTTGCTAAATAATCCTTTAGTGAACTGATAACTTTTACCTAATATACCTAAACCAATGTCGATAGATGCCCATTCCAAGCCTTTATCTAATAATTCCTCTGCACTTGGCTGCCTACCTTTTACAAGTTCTTCTGCTTCAAAGTGTGCAACTCCGGCAGTAGTAATACCTAAAAGATTCGCGAGTCCCGTAGCTTGTTTCTGTAATATAGGACTCTTTGCAGCTAATTTAGTAAGAGCACCGCCAAAGAAATTATATAATTTTGTAATAGGAAGAAGTGCACCAACTGCTTTACCTGTTCCTGAAGCAATATTCTCGCCTGCTTCTAATCCTGGCACTTTTTCAGATAAACCAAATGTAACTCCTGATAATAATCCTCGTATCCCTTCAGCAGTTCCTAATTCGGCAGCTCTTTCAAATTCCCCTTCAGCTTCCGGTTCAAATCCCTTCTCTCTAGATTCTTCTGAAATAACATCATGCACAGGAGATTTCTTAGGTTCTTCTACTGTCCAGCCTTCAGTCAATGTATTCTCTTTTTTCTTTGGTTCCTCATCGACTGTCCAGCCTTGAGTTAAACCTTTTACTTCTTCAGCCATCTGACACCATCGCTATAGTATTTCTGACCATCAGGCGAAGTAATTGTCTTGCCTTTAAGTTCTTTTACATTCTTCATTTCTTGTTCTGGAATTGTACCTTTCGGTGCTTCTTCTCCGGCTAAATCATAATCCATCATTGCATCGCTAAGTGTTTCAGATTCTCTATCGAATTTAGAAACAACATCTTTGGGAGGAGTACCATCATATTTATCGTATAGAGCCATTCTAGCTTGTGCTCTGTTAAGTGCTTGAGTAGCGAAATGTTTTAAGGCTTTGATTTTACCTGGAATTGACCAAGGTGCGTCTGTAGCTCTAATCTGGTATTTATCTTGGATGATCTTCAGCTTTTGAGTAGCTATAGGACCAGAAGGGTTAAATGTCTTCACGATAGGCTCGATCAATGGAAAGGAAACAGCCTCTAATTCGGCAGCTTTCTCGGTGTTCAATAAACCTTTAAGAGGACCATATACTCCTAATTCTTTGGCTAGCTTCGAAGCATATTCAATGTTTTCGACGGTTGACTGAAGCTTAGGAATTTCTTTGGTTAGATCGATATAATCTTCTGCTTGCTTTTCCTGAATTTTCTTATCAAATGCGCTTACCTTTCCGCCGGCAGTAACTTGATGTTTGTATAGATCTGTCGCTTGCTGAAGAGGTAGATTTCCTTTGAATTTTCCTTTGGTTTCATCGTCAATATCGAGTTTATCAATCAAAGTATCGGCAGCTACTCTTTCGGAATCTTCTTTAGCTTGTTCTTTATTAGCTTTATTTGTTGTAATAGTATTCTTTGCTGCGGAATTTCCTTCAACGGCTTGGGCACGTCTCTTCGTTTCGGCAAATTGGGATGCACCTAAATAATTCTTAAATGCAGTTTGTTTAGCTTGAGGATTGTATGTTTTAGTTCCTGTCACGGCATCGAGTATCTGCCTTGGTGATGCATCCGGCGGTAAACTACTAATTGATTTCTGTAGCGCCATCTCATCTGCACGGTTCTGGTATCCTTCAGATACACCTTTACCTATAGATTCAAATGCACCTGACCAGTCGTTTTCTTTAGGAAGAATTGTTACCATTGTTTACCCCGCGATGATGCTTTTAGCTGCATTTAGTATTCCTGTTCCTGCACCTGGGATTGCTCCACCTATTGCGTTTCCAGCACCTTGACCTATACCTTTAACAAGTCCTTGCAATGCGCCCTCTGTTCCTGGCTTGTAGATATTCTCAACGCCTTGTCTTCCAATAGCCGTATTAAGACCACTGATCCTGTTTTGCTTCTGATTCTGCTGTGCACCATACATTAACTCTGCTAGTTTCGATTGTAGGTCTCCGCCTGCTTTGGTTGCTGCATTGACGTTAGCTGAACCAAAACCTTGACCTGCGAATTTCTCTAGAATGCCTGGTAGTATCTTCTCTTGGAAATTCTTCAGTGCCGGCTCAGATACACCTTTTTCGAATTCTTCTTTATTAAACTCACCAAAGATATCTTTCAATGGTCCTTCGCCGCTTGTGATTCCTTCTTTGATAAGACCCAGCAATTCTTCTTGATCCGGCGTTAAGGTAGAAGCACTCTTGATCTTTCCTTTAGTTCCTGTTAAAAACCCTTTAGGCATAATTCCTCTTTATTTTGTATATTCAAGTGTTATATTAACTATGTAATTCAACCATGCTCCGTTAGTTGTATAAACATAAACATTAGTTGGATCTAGCAATAAACCAATTCCATTAGCAGGGGCAACCGGATCATTGTAAGGTAAAGGCAATCCAAGAGCTGCTATAGGATGCGCGTCTTGTGCTGTTCCGCTAAAGGAAACCAATGTGTCTATCGAAGCTATCCCGTGCGCAATAGGTGTCAATCCTGGTATCACTGTGATTGTACTTACTAATGTTTTTGTCCATATCGGCTTGCCATCTACCCATCTAAAGCTTGTCTGCCGCTCTGTAAAAAAATGGCTCTCGTCATCAATTGTTGCGTTTATTGCGTTTGCTAATACTATATGGTTTTGTTGAAGCTGATATTGAAACTGTTCTTTCTGGTCTTCTTCTTTGCCTTCATACTTCTGCCAACTAAAATTAGGTTGTACTTTGCTCATTAGTTAAATATCCTTCCGGCAGGTTTGAAATAAGGCACCATCGCATGAATATAAATCGGTTGGTCAGTCTCATCTTCAATTGTGTAATTCTGATAAAACCTTATTGTGTGCTCTTTTCCTACTGCGCCTACATATATCCTTTTCCAGACTTTAGTTTGATTTGTTGTAGGACTCATTGCATCTTTAGTATTGAATGTTAGTATGTTCTCTTGATAGAAGCCTGCTGGATTACCTGACCCATCTATATAGAGCTGATCGTTGACATAGAACTGCACTCTTAAGGTTGAATTCTGATTAGCAGATACGAACAAATCCACATATCCTAATCGAGCAAATTGACCTGTCTCTATAAAAGGATTGAAGTTCTTCGTTATTACATTCATCAGCACAGGGACATAATCACCAGCTACGTTTGTCTGTAAATTATCACTGTTAAGTTCAAATACTCTGTCAAACTGGTCGCCCCCGAGATCTAGTAATGCATTCTTCTGAAGCTGATATGAATCCCATGTGTCCAGCATGTCTTCCCATCGAGTAAATGTAGTGCTCCAGGTAGGCACATTAGTCACTTGTCCGAAACCAATACAGCTAAGAGGAAATGAATATATTGCATAAGTCCCATCGAGATAGTTATATGCCAATACATTATCTGACGCAGTATTCGTTGTCTGAGCTTGAGGACCACTATTGTAGCAAAGCCAGCCTTCCTTGATGTCGTCGAATCTCTCACCGTAGGATTGCTGTATGCTTGTCTGATTTAAGAATGGTACCGGAACCTGTTGAGATAGTCTTGTTGGGTCAGTGAAGTCAGGAAGGTGGTCATCTGCTCGTTTTATGTTAACTCCATCAGAACCGACAATCCCAGGTTTACCCACTGTAGAGAACCAAGTATCATAGTTTATGTCACCGAAATCAGAATCACAGTCCCAGACATTATTTGTTGAGTCCCACCTAAAAGGATCATTCTCATCTGCGGTATATCTAAACACTCTTTCTGATGAAGCAAATCTTACTATAAGGTCAGTATTGATATATCCGAATGTACGTATTGCCTCACTTGTTGGAGCTTGACGGAACCCACCATTGACAAAAATAAGTGGCTGAAGAATGACTGACCAGTATATAGTATTAGGTTGCTGACCATTAGCCTGAGTTGTGACATTGATAAGAAGAAGCCTGTCTCTATATGCAAAGACATGAAGGCAACGAGTTATATCATAATTTAATGGAATACCACCCGAAGATGTTGTTAACTTTAATGTAAGACTTGTATTAAGATAATGTATTGATATTCCGTCATAGTAAAATATTGGATCTACATTGTTAGTAAAGAATGCTTTGAATTGAAAATTAGTTAATGAAAAGAAGTTAGTTATTGACCCATGAAATAATTGACCATATATACCAACTGTTGCATCAAAGACATCCCCACTTGCAGGAGCTGTTGTAAATGTGACTGTGTAAGCCCCTGTGACATAATTTATGCTGCCGGTGACAAAACCTACTACATTAAATCCACCAACCCCATTATCTGTGAACGAAGTGACCAATGAATTTAAAGGAGGAGGAGGTGTACCACCAAAATATTCCGAAATTACAACTGTGCCAGGCACTAATGGATGACCTGATAATGTTCCTGAGAATGTCTGAGTAGCTCCGTCGCCTGTAAAGATTGCTGATTGATAGTAGTCATGCGGTATCTCACTTATTCCATTAATTGCTTGAGCTTGCATTGCTAATATACCCGAGATTGGAACTATGATACCTACGCGGTGCTGATCGAATACCATTACTTGCTGGATACTGTTCTGCGCGAAGTACTGCTTGATACCCATGATTGCTAGATTCCCAGGAGATGCGCTGTCCCAAATGATAAATATAGAGCTGTATGTATTTGATGGTGGTGCTGTATTAAATGTTATAGAATAAGCTCCAGTAACAATATTGACAGTACCTGAACCGCCTGCACTACCTATGAGATTTATGACAGTAGAAGATGCATCAGATAAATATGAGAATGTCTCTGCTGAAGTTCCTACAACAATAGTCCCATATGCAAAGAAGTTAGTCGTTGTTGGGAGAATCGGAGATAGCATTGTACCCAGATAACCAGTGAATGTCTTTGTTACCCCATCAGGAGTTCCAAGGCTTTGAATGTTTCTGTAGCTCATAGTTGCAAAAAGACGGTATCCTTCGATCTTCTCAAGAACTCCACGATACAAGTGAGCATTAATCATGACTTGGTATGCATCACGAGGTAATAGCCATGGTTCAACCCCTTCGTCAAAACCAGTACGGAAGTTAGATATAGGGAAACCTTGATACTCTTTCATTATATCGGCCAGTATATGTATTTATATGAGGCACTGTATGAAGATGAATCTGTAGTAGCTACCTGAAAGTTATTACCTACGATCGCTACTGATAATGTTACCTGGCTACCTGTCACTGGGTAAGGTTGCTGCCAGAAAGGAACTCCACCAACCATGTTAAAACTGAATGTAAGCGACTGATTTGTTAATGCAGGAATACGGCCTTGAATCATCACAAAACCGATACAATCATTAGGTACTGCGAAAATAGTGGTAAAAGAAGGAGTTAAGGCTGCTATGGCTGTGGCACTGATTCCTGAAACTGGTCTCTTTGCTCCATTCCAACTAAAGATATTATTTCCGATTGTATAAATTACGGCTGCAATACCAGTTCCCATTGATATAATGTCACTACCTTGATTAGGCATAGACATCTTATTATGTGACCCATCTGTAGGTGTATTAGCTAGATTATCAGTCCAGATATGATCGACTTGCATTGCAGTGTTTATATATTGGAAGTTATTCAGTATCGGTACTTGAGTTGATGCTATCTGCTGGTTTCCCTGTGGAACGTTAGGTGTATAGATTGTCATTGAGTCTCCTAAAAAGTTGGAACTGATCTTGTATAAATCAGCTCTTCGTATGTGTCTTGCATGCAGATGTCTTTGAATCTCAGAAACTCAGGCATGTATTGATCGTATTGGTCCATCTGGTTGAATAGCTTGAATCTGTGAAGCGCTGCACCCAAAGCAATCAAAGGACCTAGATCAGGACGAAAAGGGACGTCTGTGTAATTGATGAAAGCCAGCGGTATCTTGATTCCTTGCATCTTGATGACGTAGACTTGATCAGGAATTGGCCTCAGTACGTACATATTTACTGCATTGAGTGTTGCCTGCGTCGCGTCTGTGATAGCTTGCTGTGGAAAGAATAAGATGCCTTGCGGACGATTTGAGAAATATGTCTGGGATGTTGCCGTGATTGTTGTGTTTGCTGCCGGTATATTAGGAAAAACTAAAGAAGAAACTACGCCACTAGAATATGTAACTGTACCGCTGCCGCCAGTAAAAGGAGAAATAGCATTAACAAGGTTTCCCGTGGTCGCATTGATTGGGATATCTTGCATGACTTGAGTGCCATCTGTGACATATAAACTCCTTTGTATGATTGGGTATGCTGATGTATTAAAACTGAAACTATTAAGAGTGCCGTTTCCATTGCCTACTACGATCTTATTTTCATTCTGAGGGTAATCTTGATAGAATGTGTCAGGACTTAGATACCATTCAATAGGGAAACCGTCAGCCCATACACTAGGATTTACTGTTTGAAACCCTGCCGGAGCTAAATATTGGTCAACCCCCTCTTGTGTAAAGAATTCATAGAATGTGTAGCCCCAGAAGATCTTTAACTCCTTGGGCAACACATATTGATAGTAATAATTGATAAGAGTCGCGCATTGGGCATCTGAATACATGGAAGCATCAGGGATACCACAAATCGAACGGAACTCACTCAGGATGGCATTGAAGTTCCAGCCGGCAGTAGAGTTGGTATTTGTTAAAGGATAGCCACTGATAGGTCCAATGCTCATTATGCAGCCCTCTCACAGACAAAGTGTGTTTTGTAGCCGGCAATGTATATCTCTGGTAAACCGGTTTGTGCATTCTTTCGGTATTTCTCGATATTCTCTCTGCAACCTTCTAGATTCTTTATTACCTCTCTTGGAAGCGGATACTCTTGACCGTCTACCAATGTATAATTCTTAAAAGGATGCGTCTTGCTAGCATAATGAAACTCAAGTGGATACCCAGGATCGCGTTGGTTTCTGAATGTAATCTTCTCATACTGTGGGACTTCGTTAGCAATTACAACTTTCTTGTCTTGAAGCTTTTCTCTTACTTCCTCTATCGATTCATTAGCTGGACCTGTTAAGTGATCCTCTTGCAATTTCTCTACTGGAACTTTTTTTACTTTTTTAAATGCCATATATTTCCTAAACGTTAATTGGTTGTGTGTTGTACATGAGACCAGGTGGTTGCCCAGCCAAAGGAGGGTATGATATAATGTTGATCTGACCGCCTCCCACGTACGAATTAAATAAGCTTGTATCAATCGGGAAACCTTGAATATCGTAGAGCGCGAAAGTCATTGCAATCGTGTCTAAGCTTCCCATGATGTATCTATTGCGGTTCACCTGGTACATGCCTAGCACGCCAGAGAAAGTTATCGTCATGCCGGTCACCAAATAGAATGCGCCAGTCTCAGCAACAGAGGAAACGGTCACAACGCCTGGCTTACCTTGCGTGATGTTAGTTACCATGTAGACTGTCTCTGGGGGGAATCCAACGGGTGATGTCATGTTTACCTATTTTATTAATAAGGAAGGGCACTGCACCCCTCCTCAATTGTTTATTACCAGCCAGTCGGTGTTTGCCAGATTGCTTCCCACCACAAGACGTTTCCATTAGCACCAAGAACAGCAGAACCAAGAGTAAGTCCTTCGTAACCCATGTCGTATTGCAAGCCCGCTGGGGAACCTGGAATAAGTACTTGGCCATTGACCGGATTTAATATTGGAGCCGTAGGAGGGTAAGAAATAACGTCAAGCTGCGCATTAGGAGATGTAGTGAACGTCCCAAGAGCAGTTGTGTTTACAGGATTGCCAAAGGTGTCGTACAAGTTGAATGTCTGACTACCTGTAGCACCAGAGATGCCAGCGACGATATAACGATTGGTGTTTAACCCTGTCATTCCATTCACGCCGGAGATCGTCACTGTCATACCGTTAACCAGAACCATTGAATTAGCTGGATTAACCGGGTTGACTGTCACGACACCAGGATTTGCATTAGAAATACCTGTAACCGTGTATGTGGTATTCTGCCAATCAGCACCTAAGATGACGGGCGTGATACCATTGGTTGTGATATAGGAAACAGCAGGGGCGCCAGCAGTATATGTAGTCTGAAGAGCGCTACCACTAGGCATCGGCTTCAACCACAGAGATTCGGCTACTGTTGCACTGTTCGGTGGGTTCACTTCTAGGATAGTTAAATTGTATAACTGAAACCTGTCTGGAACGAACCCTAGCATTAAATTCACTCCACTAGCGATTAAAGCAGTCGTAGAGTTGATGATTCCGCTTCTATATTGACTCATTTGTTTCTCCTATTGATTAAAGATTCTGTGTTGACAAGAGGCGTGTGATCCAGTTGTCATTCAATAGGCGAGTAGCAAACGGATACTTGTAACCCACTGAGCCTCTTTGGTTTAATGGATCAGATGTACCGCTAGAACCTAAAGGCTTAACGATGAATTCGGCTTCTTTAGAACCAAGCTTGACTACCCCGTACGCTTCTTGACCTAGAATGATATTTGACCAAACAGGGATCGAAGCACCATTGTTGTAACCATTCGTTGATAATAACCATCTCACGTTGTTTGTGGAACCCCATTCAGCCTCTAGAGCATCCATAGGGTTAGGATAGTTAGCGGCAGATAGGAAGTCAGCGCATGCTTCTAAGTCCACTTGCAGGTTAACATCCATAAAGCCCCAGTAAGAACTACGCACTGGACTAGTTGCAAAGCGGTTTTCACCAGGAATTGGCTTAGTCATCAGCCTTGCATTACCAAGACGAAGGGCTCGCACCGCTGTCTTAATATCTGCAGTCGTTATTTCTGTTGGAGTATTGCCATTTGTGCCCTGTGAACATAGTATAGAGCTTGCGGTAGATACCATCATATTTCGAATTAAAGTATCAATGGTCAACCCTAATTGCAATGAAAGTACCCTTGTAGCCTCATTGAGGACCCGATCTTGCACTGTGAACTGGACTTGATCGGTAATAGTGACGAAGTTTCCGTACCATTTGATCTGTGTTGAGAAGTCAGTAACGCTGAGGCTATCTCCTGGGGGCGATGTGCCATCAAGAATCGGAACCGTGGCTGCTGAAAGCGTTGAATAGCGTCTGAAGACCATCTGATCGCCAGAGTTCAATGGAATAGTTCGCTTTTGGGCAAACATGTCGTAAATGTAATAAGGTCGTGCTAAGGTCAACAGAAGGCGGTCAAAATATGTACGTACTTCTGGTGGCACTTGTGCGGTTGTTGTGATTGGCATATCTTCCCTTTATGGGTTTAGATATTCGCCAGATTCTTCCCTGCAATCTTCATAAAATCATCATCAGACATGCTTGCGTAATAATCAGCCGAGCTTAACGTTCCTTGACCACCGATCGAATTGATTGTCTGTGGTTTCTGAGAGTTAGCGATTGCTCTCTGCGCATCACTGTTTTGTGGGAATTGACCCTGGTGAGTTTGCTGTTGAGTTTTCGAGTTCAGTTCGGCTAACAAGTACGCAGCTTCATATGGATTGCTTGAGTTCTTAATCATCTCTGCGAATATCGGATTTTTACTTGTTAACTGCGGTACATGCTGAGTGACCAAGTTGTTCCAGTCCGAGTGTTGGCTCTTCGTCTGAACTGCTGCTAATTGATCCCTAAACTCATCTCTAAGTCTCTGGTTGTCATTGCGCATAGTTTCAAACGCTTGCTTAACATTGCTCGAATCGCCCCAGTCTGCCTCGTCCCACTTACTCGTAGGGTCCGGTTGCTGTTGCGGTGCTGGAGTCGGAGTTCTCGAATAGGCTTCTGCTTGGCCTTTCCAATACTCTCGCTCTTCCTTCATCTTGCTTACTTCACCACGTAGTGCCTCGAAGTTCATTTCCTTCTGAGACATCTGACCTTGACTGGCGACTTCAGGGTTTTGTTTTACGCCCATATCTAAAGGATTCCCGACGTCAGAACCAACATTTACGTCTTGATAAGAGTTGTATTTCGTTGCTGTAACCGCGGCATCAGGGAACAACTCATTTCCTGGTCGCGACATATCCAATTCGTCCATTCATTTCCTTTGATCCCGGCGACAGATCTAATTACGCCCTTTAAAATAAAAACTTGACATTCAGGACAAAATTTTTTTATGCAAGCAATATCGATCCTGATTTCTTTGCTGCTTGTGCGATTGTAGGGATGAAATCTTCCTTGCGATGCGACAACTCGATACCACTGATCGGAATATCATACGGAAGGCTTAAGTCAGTCTCTACTTCGAGATTCTTATCCACAGAGTTCCATTTAAAGACCATAACACCTACCATTGCTGCCGGAGGTCTTTTTGCTATCACTTCCCACCCCATGACCAGTGCATTTGCTTGCTTCACGTGTGGTTTAGCTGCAAACAGTATCCAAAAGTGGCCCTCAAGCTTTTCTGCATACTTCTCGGCTAAACGTTGCGCATCGGACCAACAGTCTTTAGCCATCGGTTCTCTCGTCTCGCCCATCTCCTGCATATTAGAGTTGCGTGTCTGACCTATTAATGTTGTCTGCATTATTCACCTAAGCCCATGGGTATTCTCTGAACTGAGAGTGCGCCATACCGTTGCTCTTCTCACAGCCGCGTTTACCAGCTAGTCCATAAGCTTCATCCATAGCTTCCTCTTTCATTTCCATGACCGCATTCCAATTCATCGCTACTGTCTCTGGAGTTGTCTCTGATTGATGACTTACCATTGGACTGCGTTCGTTGTAGTGCTCCATGCTTTCGAATCCACCTTGACGGCCTGACGGATTTTCTTTCATGTAATTCTCCTTTGTGTTACATTGATTACTTACACGATTGGGAATTACTAAAATCTGTTACTAGCTTGTTTTTTTTCAGCTTCCAATCGTGTATTTTTATTTGCTAGCCATCTTTTTTAGGATGACTCGCCTTCTTTAACCTCTTTTTGATACTAGAGGGTGTATGTGCATGCTCTGCTTTCTTCAACAGACTGCGTGCTTTTTCTAATGGGTTCTTCTTCTTCATCTATTTGGTATCTCTCTATTGTCATTGTATAAATCGAAGGCGACCAGAAAGAACGAAATTGCATCTTATCTTTTTGTTCAAACTCTTCCCGTACACTTGTTTCGCTCATACACATTACTCTTCTTTTTGCAGCTTCCAGGAGATGTAATACTTTTTCCCTATCCATAACCTCTTCCTTCAGTCCCGTATTTCGCACTTGGAAGCAATGTGTTCTGTAGCTCTCTTGGGTTCTCGTATACTGCTTTACCTGGCTTCACACCTTGCCACTCTTCCCAATATTCATGTTGTGCCCTCTCACTTGCTAAGGCTCGCTGTATTTCAGTCTGTCCCGATGTAGATGACTTCTCCGGTGATTGTGACCTGTCTACCGTACCATTCAATTGTCTCTGAGCCCACACTCCCGGAAGTGGATGAAACTGTGGATTGTAGCTGTTCGTCTGACCCGGCTGCGGCTTCAGTGTGTTCATTGGTTCGTTTCCGCGCATTAGAATGATCCTTTGCCAAGGGGGCTGCTTCCATCGTTGTGACCGTTTTCATATATGTAGGTCTGCTCATGTTGTTTCCGTTCGTTTTCCTGCATCACCTGCATGTCGCTCATCGGTTTGTTGGGTTGCCCTTGGATTATCGGCTCAATAGCTGGTCCTGGTATTTTCGCCTTTGTCTGTGGGCCGACCACTGCTACGTAACCGCCTTCTCCTTGGAACATGCTTGCTGTCATTATGGCATCCCTGAGAACTGAATCCCTTCGCAGTAATCAATCTCTTGCCCTGCAATCATTGTGTATTTCCGTGCACTGCGCATCGATGTCTCGTCTCTTTCTAGGTACTCTCGTGCGTGCGGCTGCATCCCTGTTGTATCCAATTGCGTCGCCCAACTCGGAAGCAGTTCATCAGTTTCGTATTTGTCTAGCCTTCGTGTTGGTTCACTTACTAAGAAATCATTGGCGTGACTTCGATTAGCGTCATTCATTCCCTTCTGCTCTTCTGATCTGGATGTTCGAAACTCTTGCTTGATTGTCTCGTCATCACCTTTCCATCTCTGATTCTTCATTGCTACCTCTTGTAATGTTGAGCCAAATCATACAAACGTCTCTCTCTGGCTTCTTTATGCTGCGCTGCTTCGTTCATTATTGCCTCATGCACTTCGATCTGGCTAACTGGCGTGCTGTGTTCTGCTGCGTTCCCTGTGCGTTTCTGCCGGTTGTGCTGTAAGTCATTGCCGGCTATTCTCATATCTGACTGCCCTGCGCCCATCTGTCCTATGCCGTCTTGCATCTAACGCGAAGCCTCTTGTACATGCCGTGTATGTGTAGCTAATTTGTGTCGGGCTTCTTCGGCTCTAATTGCTTTTTTTAATTCACTGATTTCGCTTTTTTCATTTTCAGCTTTTTTTTGTTCCGCTCTTTTACGTTCACTATCATTCGCTAAAACATTCCCATAAATTCTATTTGAAGATTCTTGGGATTTAGCTTTTGATTCAGACTTTCTTAATTGTGCTTTGTACTCTTCTTTACTCACTACTTCACCTTTGTTTTAGTTTTTTCTTTGATTGCCGGCTGCGGAACCACTGTATCTGCTGCATTCAATCGCTGGTTCTCTTCAATCGCCAAGATCATGTTTAATATCTTCTCTGCGTGTTCGACACCCTTACCGTGCAAATTAGCGTCCATCTCTTCGAATTCCTTGCTAGCCCTGACGATATCAAGTACACTTCTTGCTCTCTCTTCCTGCGCTGCTGCCAATCTTTCTTCTGACAAGGCTGCATCGTATTTGATTCTGCTGAGCCTTTCTTCTCCCAGTGCGACATCTCCATATGCTTTTGCTTCGAGTAGCTTGTTGACCCGCTGCTTGTCTTCCATTTCCTGCTGATGCTCTTCCTTCGCTTGCTCTGTTTGCTGCTCGATCTTCTCCATGAATTTCTTGTTGATCGGAAACGGTGATAACTCCCAAAGCATCTCGTCTGGTACAGCAACTCCACCGGCCTTCATTGTCCATGCCTGTAGGAATGCGCTCTGCTTCTGGTTCTCTGTCATCACTGCTGGAACAATATCAACATCATACTCAAGAAATGTCCTGTTGTAGAACTCTGGTGTCGGCTGTTGCTTAATGATTCGCTGCACCTTTTCCGGCGTGTAGTTCTGTATCATCTTGAGCACTTTCTTACTCAACAGGTATTGTGACTCGCGCAGGTTCTCAAATATCGGTCCCAGTCCCATCATTCCCAAGGCTTGCTTCATTTGGAATAGCACGGAACTCATTCTATCTGTGTCGTCTACGGTCAAGCTGCTCAGGTCCACCATATCTGTCATGTCTTTATCGAAACTGTCGGACAAGGCGAACAAACTCTCTGGTATCGAAGGAGCATCTATTCTTTCGGCATCACTCACTTCGTAACCAGGATTGAAGAATATCACCTTTCCCTGCCCTGATTGAAACAAGGACTTCGGATTAGATACTGCGCCAGATTTAACCTTCCAGCCACTTCCTATCTGAGAATCGACGATGTCCAGTAGCTTGGAGCGCCTCATATTTAATTCTTCCTGGGGGTCTCTGAGTATCCTGACGAGGCCTTGTATCTTCCACTGAAATAGATCGTAGGACCCGTCGTAGAGGCAGTAGAAGGGCACAAAAGGGTACTCGCCTATGCCCCAAGGATCGTCACCACTGTAAAGGAGCCTGTTCTCAACTATTACATTATACTCGACTGTTTTGTAGTAGCCCTCTATCACAGCAAGGTTTGGAAAGAATCGCTGCATCATTGCCAGTCTTTTCTTGTCTCCCTTCCATGGCTTCTGTTCCCCTGTGGTCTTGTCTATAAGCAGTGAACCCTTCTTGTACCGCTGTTTCCAGTACTCATTGTATGCTAAAAGTTCCTGTAGACCCCACTGGCGGGCATATGGCTCATAGGTAAACTTTTCGTCCCTGTTACCATATCCCATTGCATCGATCTCACGCTCACACCCGGGGACCATTGACTTGATCACATCCTTGGCTAAATACTTCCTGCGGGCTACAAAGGTACAGTCTTCCAAGTCACAACGAGTGCTGAATGGGTCCCAGATCACATCATTCCAATTATCCAAGTGAAAACTGATTTGTCCATTTACATAATCTTTTCTATAATCTACCCAAGGAGAAACCCAACAAACACCTGTAATTAAGCTCTTTAGAAATGCTTCACTGATAATTCGATACCCATTGGGCTGCATTACATGGCGAAGAAGCTCGGTCAATTGCTCTGCTGTTTCCTCGTTACCTGTTTCGAATGGAAGAACTACACTGGAATTGGCATGCGCTTTTTGATAGCCGGATACCATGTTGATAATCTTGCGGATCTTGTTGAAGGTAAAACTATTTCGTCTCTCTTCATTTAGATACCGCATTTGCTCAAGACTCCACTGATTTCCCAAGTAAAAGCCGGTGTCTCTGTATGCTTCGGCGTAGTAAGTGTTAAGCAACATGTAGGCTCTGTTATAGTCTTGGGTGAAGTCGGAGACGATATCGTAATCTGGCATGAGTCCTACTGGTTCAAATAAATTGTATATATACTTATTTATTTAACCACATAGACTTTATTTTAATTTTTTACAAGAAGAATTTTCATTTCGTTTAATATTTTGACAATAAGGGGAAAAAGGAGTAATTTGACCTAGAAAAAGGAAAGGGCCGCCCCGTAAAAGCAGCCCTACATGTTTGATAACCCTATGCCCCGCACTTCACCTCAGAACATAGAACTCAGGAACTATAGCCTCAGTATCTAACTTTTCTAGGTTTTAGTGCAAGCAAAACTTAGGAAATTATGAACTACCAGAAGTGTGAAACTCAAAACTCCCCAAGAATCCATCATCACCGCCTCGATAAAGACTACTCAGTTCTAGCTAATCATGGCGTAGAAAACCCTAATCTTTCCTATGCAGCCAAGGGATTACTTTGGTATATGCTAAGCAGAGAATCAACTTTTGAAATCCATACATGGCATTTATCTAAAATCTATATTGGTAAGAAAAGAGGTAACAGTAGAGATGCAGTACAAATACTTTTAAAAGAGCTTCAAGAACAAGGATATCTTACTCATCAAGTCTATAAAAATGAGAAGGGACAATGGCAGCATAGATATGATATTTATCCCCTTCCTCACAGTGAGTTTAAAATAAAGTTTCCCGAACAGGATAAGGCGTTGCCGGATAAGGCGGTGCCGGTAAACTGCCATGTATTACCTATTACTGAGTTACCTATTACTGAACAACATGTTTTGTTTGTTAAGGAATCGTCGCCTGTTGCTCCTCTTCCGATGAAAAAGAACACAAAAAAACAAGGACAAGAAGAACAAATGCCTAGAACGAAAGAGAATCTATATGCTCAATGCGTATTAAATAAAAAAGACTGGGTCAAAGAAGAGATCGAAGAAGCTTGGAAAATCCTTGAAGAATATCCATCTCCTGTGACAAACTGGTTCAACTTTTGCGATGGTACTATAAAAAACCTCCGAAAGATGCATAAAATAAAACAAATAGATGAGAATAAATCATGTCAGAATTCAGAAGAAAAATTACCCTTGAAAAAGCCATTATTCAATATCAAAGAAAAAACTTCGGAGACAGATACTGCGGCGCATCCCTTAGCCAATTGGAGGCAGGAGATGGGGTGGGAGAAATAATATTAGAGTTTATGAAAAATCCAAAAAATATGTTAATTTATCATGGAAATCCTGGAATCGGTAAAACTTATCTATGTGCTGCGATGACTGAATGGGCTTTACGAGTTTTTGATACAAGAAGATACCACCGCGAAGAAAGCATTTTAAGGCGGCTACGTTGCGGTATCAGTGATGGGCAGGGTGATTACCTTGTCGCGCTAGAATATCTCATTGACGACGAACTGGTGATGCTTGACGACGTAGGATCTGGTATTAACCCAAGTAAATTAACTTATAGAGATTTGGAATTCCGAAGAGAAGTATTTTTTAGCTTTTTAGATTATCGCTACAACTCCGGAAAGCCAACGATTATCACAAGCAATTTTACTAAAGATGAATTTGAAAAAGTTTACTCAGAAAGAATATGTGATCGATTATTTGCCAAAGAAAACACTATAATAAGTATATTTGATCAAGAAAGTAAGCGAAAAATAGGAAAATAATTCACTTAACCTTTAGCAAGATATCAAGGACGCCATCGCACAATTGAGGTGAAAAAACCTTGTTATGCGAAGTAAAAACAAACATGCAACCAAACCTATAGGAAACCATGACAAATTCAGATACCCCTGCCGGAGCCAATCGAAATTCGAAGACTTCTGCACAAATAGAATCAGACATTTTACGTGACCTTATTTATTCTTATATTAATGATTATTTGGATACTAAACCTTCCAACCCCACCGCTCCTTCATCTGCCCATACTGAGAATCCGAAACGCCGCCATCAGGACGAAAGTCGCTCTCAGTTATCGCTAGATACCGAAATGCATCACTCCCGTGGCTCGTATAATCATGAAATGGCTTGTCCCCGTACACCCGAAACTTCTCATTGTAGGACTTCCGGTAATTCTCCAGACACTTCAAACCATGCTTACACTTCTCCTCGTCAAACCAGCAGCGACTTAAAAGCATACGTACAGATTCTATACCAGATTCAAGACTTAATCGAGGAGCTACACGAAAATTTAGACCCAACCTTCGCGCAGTCTCAAGTCTTGTCTTCCCTGTTGTCAACTCCCTCGCTTGAATATCGTGTGGTGCTACGTGAAGATCATATACACATCCGGTTTCGCGACGGTAATCATCCAGAACACGTGCATAGTGAGCTAATCCTTCACCGCAATTTTCATAGTAATTAATTAAATGTATCTCTTTTTCAACAAATTGTGCATACCATATTGCAGTGCTGTCCCCTACCCCCAGGTCCCAGTAAGTTCGAACAGGAACTGCTGGGTCAAATGGCACTTTACATATTTGGCCTTTTATGCGAAGCTGTTCCATCTGCCTACCATAATAGGAGCCTTCTTGTCCTCTGTTAAAATTGCAGTAAAATTCCTGTTGTATCATGTCATCTGGCATACCTTTGCGGCGCTCAGACTCAATTTGCTCCGTAGTAAGCACACCCGTTTCTTTCACTGTAAGAATTTCAAAGAACCATTCATCAGGATTGCGCTTGGCAATTTCAGCAAGTTCCTTACCATGATTGGCACCACGCGGAGTGTAAATGAATGCGGCCCACCCACCATTAGCAGCAAGAATAGGCTTAATGAAGTCGTAAGCCATCGGATCCATCAAGGACCACTCGCTAAATACTACACCCCTAGGATTTGTACCCATGATGGCATCGTAACTGTCCGCACCTATCAATTGTATCAGGGATTGTCCTTTGGCACCATTGATCCAGATCTTCATTTCTGTGTTATTTGGGTTCCCGTCTATAATTGCCTTTGGAATATAGTCGAGCATCCTTTTGCCATCGTTCGTCATACCATCCCAAATAACCCTCTTGGCTTGCGCGAAACTAGGAAGGAAGTAGTAATATGTCCCCGGCTCTAAATATGCCCGCTTGATCATATAGTTCCACATCGTAGTGTCTTTACCACCTCGGCGATGGACAACCCAGCATACGTTCCGGCAGCCGTTGTCTAGTGCTTGTAATACTTTTTCTTGATATGGTCGAGGTTCGTACCCGTAAGGAAGCGTAATTGTTGTCATTTGTAAAAGCCTTTTTTTAGAATCTTACCCATAACTTATTCTTGAATTATGTACAACTTATTTGAAAAAGAAAGGCCAGCTATATGGATACCTACTTCCACATAACCGGCCACATCTCAAACGGAATTATTATTATGCAATAAAGTGGGCCGAAGCTAGGAATCGCACCTAGAACAGAGATTTTTTACATCATCTTGCTTTCTTTCTTCGGTATATGGTGATAGGAGAGAATTGAACCCTCATACTACGAACCACAATCGTCTGCATTACCATTATGCTACTATCACATGCTCTCTGAAGGAATCGAACCTCCGCAACTTGAGTACAAAACAAGAGGACTACCATTATCCTAAAAGAGCTTACGGGCCATCAAAGAAAGGACTACTGTGTCGTGTGGGTCTCTGGCATTAGCACCGTACACATGTCCATTGGAGAAGGCAGGAATCGAACCTACACCTAGTACTTGCAAAGCACCAACACTACCATTATGCAACATCCCCGTTTTGCCTCGCAACGACTCGAACCCCATCTAATAGAATCAAAGTCTACTGTGCTACCATTACACCACAAGGCAGCTCTAATCTTTTGAAAGCAACTTAAGCATCTCTTGAAAGGCACCTCGATCACACTCTAAAAACTGCGACCAACTTTCATCATAAGTCAGACCATCATCGTATTGATTTTCCTTATACCATCTTATTTGACGATACAAAATTCCTTTCAATCTCTGAAGTGTATCTGAATCTTTGCAAGGACACATAAATCAACCTATCTAAATGAAGAAGGAGGGACTCGAACCCCCGCGCTGCACGAAAACGATACCAGGTTTATACTATTACGCACAGGCTAGGTATTCCCCACACCACCATCGCTCGTCCCGGCTCTACCAACTGAGCTACTTCTCCTTAAAAAGCGGTCTTACATCAGGATTCCTCACTTAAGTGGACCCATCTAATGCCGCAAGCCGGATGCAGGAATCGAACCTACCCATGGCCTCCTTGTTAGGGAAGCTGCTTTCACCAGTTAGCTAATCCAGCATATAGGCTCATGATGGAATTGAACCACCGACATTTTGATTAACAGTCAAATGCTCTAACCACTGAGCTAATGAGCCGATGACCCTAGTAGGAATTGAACCCACATCCCTCGTTTAATAGACAAGTGCTTTACCCAGTAAGCTATAGGATCAATATCTAAACTAACACTTGCCTTTCTTTTCCATCTTGTCCATCTTCTTATCTTGCACCTTATCAGCTTTCAATAATACTTTGTTATCTTTTTTTGCTTTGTCGATGTCTTTTTCTACTTTATTGATCAATTTGTCCATGTTTTTCTCCTATTTGATTTGTTTTTCTAGCTCTTCGATTCTTTGTGACAACTTGTAAATTTCATAAGCAATGTCAGCATGGTATCTATCTTGATTATCCGGCCATTTAAACTCATCTAATTTACCATATATCCATGACTTACGAAACTTCTCTTTTT